TTAGCAATAAACCAACCTTCAGCTACATTTCACCATATTCTTTTCATACCAGCTGCTGCAATAACCTTATCATTAATTAATCCTGTAAATGCTAAATGCTCTTGTTCTAAATCCATACATTCTTTATTGTTATCTTTAATAATAAATGATGCGTCTTTTTGAGTAAGCATGTGATTCATTTGAGATTCCATAATCAATCTGCCATGATCTTGTCTGTAAGGAATTATAATTAATCTATTAGTCATTTGTAGTTAAGTCTGGGTATAACGATAAAACTGTTAAAGGTAAAGGTTGAGTTTGTCTTACAAAGATAAATCCATCAGATTCATAATTTCCTCTAAACTCAATCTCTTTATCACCAGTATATACTGGAATAGCTTTATCCATTAAAGTAGCTGAAGATCTAAATGGAATAGCTTCCATATTGTTTAAATCTGGACCAACTTCAACACCAACAGATTCATAAAGTCTAACTGTAATATTGTATATTCTTTTTGTTTTAGCTTGAGATGTACCATTTTGAGAGCCAGCATCTATTCTCATAGTTTGTAGTAATGATGTATATTTCAATCCAACTTTAACTTTAGTAGATGATCTTGATAAAGTTATAGATCCACCAGATACAGTTTTATCAGGATGAGTAGAACCATCAGCAAGAACAGATACTGTTTGTCCCTCAAGATGATCTAATCCTGTAATAGTTGTTGTTGCAGATCCAGAGTAAGCAAGTTGAGAATCTAAGAAATTAAAGTTTGTATTATCTGTTTCATCAAAATCAAATTGATTAATGTATTCTATATAACGTCTTGTAACACCATTGATGGTACGTTTAATAATAACCCATGTTTGATATTCTTTGTCATCTGTTGGAATGGTAGCAATAGATTCACACATAGCAATACCAGTTCCAAATGCACCACCAAATATATGTTGATGCCAAGCAACAACTTGTTGTTCTCTTTGGTAAGTTAAACCAATTAATTTTCCATCACCTCTTACACACCAAATGATTTGGTTTGGTTCTTGTTGGTAAGACATTTCATAATTCCAGATTCAGAAATATGCTCAGCAAGAATAGTCATATCTGGTGCAACATAACCATCAACGTCAAAGTTATAAGCTAGTTCTCTAATCTTTCTTTTAGCACGTTGTAAAAATAAAGTTACGTTTCCTACTGCTATACCATCTAAGTTTGCACAACCATGGTTAGATTGTTTTTTAATAAGAATGTTTGTTGGAGTTACAGGATCATCTGTACCACCTCCTGATACTGAGAATTCTCCACCTACTGTTCCAACGATTAATGTTCGTGTTGCAGATAAGAATCTAATAGCATTCACTTGGTTAGAAGCAATAGTATAAGTAATTGCATCATCGTCTGCTACTGTACCATGATAATTTTCATCAAAGTTTTCATAATCACCTGATTTAGAAAAGAATAAAGTTTGTGGTTGTTCAGTTGTTCCAGCAAATACTAATCTTTGTTCATAGAAAGATACGCAAGAAGGATAACCTGTAGTTACTGACCAAGCACCTAATGCCCAGTCGGCTGTTGCAGAAGTTGTAGATAATGCTGTTATAACATCTGCAGTAACAAGTAATGTACTTGCTACAGAAGTTATCTTTGCTAATCCTTTTCCTGTTCCTAAATGAACTAATCTATTAACATCTGTTGATTGAAAACCAGTATCATTATTAATACCAACAATATCTGATGCTGTAATTGTAATACCATTACCAGTTGTGGCTGATGCAGTTAATGTTGTTAGTTCAATATTATGATCCATTAGTGGACCAGCTGTAAATTGAACATCATCTAAAAACCAATCTGTATGACCAGTTCTTGATAATTTGTGTACATGATAATTAGGATGACAGATATACATTACATCTGCTGATTGTGCGAATTTTAAATTAGGTAAGTCTGCAGTAGTAAATGGAGTTGGTAATGTATAAACTCTATTGAATATTCCACCTGATGTATAAGTTGTATAAGAAGATGTATTAACATTAGTTCCATCAACATCTTTTAATTCAAATGTAGTTGTTGTTTTATTTGAAATTGTAAATCTTTTTCCATTTACTTGTGTCATTCCAACAACACCAGAAATTACAATAGTATCTCCATTTGCCATATCTGTTGTTGCACCTTTAATTGCAATTGTTGCTGATTGAGGATTATCTAATGTACCAGTTGTAGTAAATGCACCAGGATTTTCTGTAGCTGCATTAACTTGTATGCTTGCTGTTGCAAGTCTTACATGAGTTGTTGTTCCACTTGATGGATCTCCAACTGTAACTAGATTAGAATATCCAGATGGTGCTGCAGTGAAAGCATTATTAGATTGTCTTGTTGTACATGCAGCAATAACTAAATTTTTAGTTGAACTCCAAGATGTAGTTAATGATGGTGGATCATTTACGTTTGTAGCTGCAAATCCTGCTTCTGGTGTTCCTTCATAATTAGATATTCTATATGTAATTGCAGAAACATTAGATGATGTTACTGTTAAATTAACAGAAGTATTTTCTGTACCATCAGAAACTTTATAATAAATATAAGATGAACCTGTTGATGATCTTGATGAAAGTAAAGTCCAGCCAGTAGGAGTTGTTGCAGTACCAGTTGATCCTAATTTAACAACCATAATTAATAAGTTACCAGTGATTGTATTACCTGGCATACTTATTGGAGCTGTTGTTACTGCAGATCCTGCAGATGTATAAACTGCAGTTGATTCAATAACTGGATAAGAAGATGTTGCAAATGATCCTGTTACTACACCAGGATTAGCTTTTGTAATTCCTGTTATAGTTTTACTTGATTCTAATATTGCACCACTGTCTTTATAAAATCTTATGTATTCATTTCCAAATTCTAAAATGTAAGTTTGTGTTGTTGAAAATTCAAAAGGAACTAATCTTGTATATGCTGATGATGTTTTAACTTCTGCTACAAATGTTGTTCCTGGTCTTCTTGCTGCAGATCCATGAGGATAGACAACCATGTTTTGTAATGTCTTACAACCAGATGAATATTTAGCTAAATCATTTCTACCATCTAAACGTGGTGATAATTCTCCGCCTGTAAAGTTTGTTAATTGAACAGCAACTCTAGCCATGGTTTTTAAAACCTAGAGTTGATAAACGTATTTGAATCTACTACAGATGCCATACCTGCTTCTTGATCTGTGTTATATCCTTCAGTTGAATCTACGAATCTAGCATCTCTTAGTTTTTCTTGGTACAAAGAATACATTTGTGTAGCTACTGGATTAGATGAAGTTACTGCATAAGCAATATCGGCAGCTAACGCAGCACTTAAAACTTCTCTAAGTAATTGATCATATTCGTTAGGATCTTCAACTCTTGCTATATATAATATTTTCATTGTAGAACTATGAGATAAAATCTTTCTTCCTTCTACAACATGATCAGATTCGTAATCTAAAATTTTAATTAATCTTAAACAATCAGATGGTAATGTAAATTGAGATGTAAATCCCCAAGCTGGTGTTTCAGTGTCAGCTGGTAATTGAACTCTTTTTAATAAACAGTTCCAAGGATGATGTCTAAATACAGCATCTCTTACATTTAAATATCTAGCATTGCAAAGTCTTGCATTTTTAGAATCTTCTGTAAGTGTTAAGATTGTAGATGCACCTAATTGATTTAAAGCTCCATTACAAATTTCTACTACTGATGCCATATTAATCTTTCTTTATAATATATTTACGTCTTAATTGTCTAGGTTTTACTGCTGCAAAGATCTCAGCTTCTGTAAGCTCTAAATCTTTATCAAAACCATGATGTGCAGTTGATGTATGTTTAAATCTATCAACTAGAACATAGCGATAGATATAATCTTTATTTTGTAAATGTAAAATTGTTTTTACGTTGTCAGTCTTCTTCATAATAAACAGTGGGGATTTTACTCCCCACTATTTAAAGTAGTATTAATCTACTGTGTAGTAAACCCAAGTATAAATATCACCAGTAGCAGATGCTCCGCCAGTAGTAACAAGTATATCTGTGCTTGCTGTAGTTCTGTAACCTAATCCAGTTACTGCTGTCGTTGGAGCACCTGTAGATGATCCACTTGACATAGACTGAGATTGACCAGCTACGTTCCAAGTTCCAACAACTGATAAATATCTGTCATCATCACCTGAATCGCCAACTTTCAAAGTAACGCCTGATCCTAAAGCATCAGCTTTAACGATAACGTCATGAATAGTTGCGTTTGCAGGGATTCTAGCAACTGTGATGTCTGATCCAGATGCTAAAGAACTTGCTTCGTAAGTGTCATAAAACACTCTAAGTTTTCCGCCTACTTCTTCACTTGAAGAAAGAACAACAGGAACACTGTCAAGGTTTGTTATATTTACTGATTTTACGCTTGCCATATTTTTATTCTCCTATTGTTAGTATTATTCGTCGCAAGCTATTTCGACAACTTTTTCTTCTTCCATACGAGTAGCACCAATGCTCATAGCGTAGTAAACTTGAGTGCTGTATGATTTGTCAGCTCTCTCGTCAATTCTAGCTATAACATCTTGACCAATCGCTAATTTAATAGCGTCTGATGTGAATGCGTATGCAAGTCTGTCGTCTGTATTTGTTGCGTCAAATTTTAATCTATTAGTTACAATAAATTTAAATCCTAGGAACGAATCTAATTGTCCCATAGCTAGAGCTTTTACAGTGTTGTAATCGCTAGATTTAACTTCAGTTGTATTTAATAAATCGCTAATTTGAGTTGGTCCACACACGATGAATCTAGGTAAACTAGGATCAACGTCTGCTAAGTCCAATATCTTTTTAGCATTTAAAAGTTTTGCAACAGTTAGTCCATCAGTTTGTGATGCACTGTAAGGTTTTTGAGCAGAAGGAAGTGCAACAGAAGTAGATCCTGTTTCACCTGTATATGCTGTTCCACCTAAAGCGGCAATGATTACATCATCCATAGCTCTTCCCATAGCAGCAGCCGCAGCTTTTGCATAAGAAGAAGTTGGATCAATTAATAATCTAACTTTATCTGCATTGTCTATTAGATCAGCCCACTCGTAATCTGCAAGTGATACTCTTCGTCTAGAGTGTGGCGTATCTATTTGTGGAGTGTCAGAATGTCTAGAAGTTCTAAGAACAGCAGTTGTTTTACCAACTTGATCAAAGAAAGCATTCTTTCCAGTAACCGACTCAACATCCACAACTCCTCTTAATACTGATCCCATTTGTTGAGATAGCATTTGTACGTTTGAACTGTACTGCTGTACAAAAGCAGTTGTTATTTGATTTGACATATTGTCATTTCCTTTTGTTAGAGTTAAGTTAAGTTTAAGTTCAGAAAGTTCCCCATCAATGATAGGCTATCTTGCATTTAACGACTGTTAGTCGGTTGTCTTTCCAACAGGCAAGTAAGGTTCTAATAGAATTGTCTTACAATTTCTAAGAAGATTTAATTAAAAATCTCCCTAGAAATCGCAATACATCAATTTTGAATTGATTGCAATAGAATTATTTAGTTAATAATTCTCTTAATGAAAGCACTTGATTTACTACTTTATTATGACTTGGATGATTCTTGTTCCAATAAGCACCTTGCTTATCAGTTGTTAATTCATCAATTTCTTTTTCAATATCTCTACCTTGAAGAATATTTTCGGCTTCTGTACCGATAATTTTATCTTCAGATAATAGATTAGCAATATTAGCAAATGCTTTAATGATCTTTGGATTATCACCTAATCTAGA